GAAAATATTATCAAGTAAAAGTTGGTAACTATGCAATAGATGAATCAGAAATACATCATCCTATAGGTAAAGAAGATATACATTTTGTTCCTGTTATAAGTGGAGCTAGAGGATTTGGAAGAATATTATTAGGTGCTGCATTAATAGGTGTAGCTTTTTTAATGCCAGTAGCTGCTGGTGGTCTTAGTTTAGGTGCTGGTATAAAAGCAGGTTCATTAGCAAAAGTTGGATTTTTTACAAAACTTGTAGCAGGTGTTGGAGCTAGTTTGGTTATCAATGGCGTATCAGATATGCTATTTCCTTTACCTGATCCACCAGAATTTAGTTCAGAAGAAGATCCGAGGCTATCATTTAGTTTTTCTGGAACTCAAAATACTGCAAGGGCTGGTACTCCTGTTCCAATAGTATATGGAGAAATTATGACAGGATCAGTCGTAGTCAGTACTTCTCTTGATACACAACAGGTAAGAGCATGACAGATATACCAAAGAAAATTATTGGTGCTAGGCGTAGAAGGAAGACTCCACCACCACCGACACGAACACCTGATACTTTACATAGTAAACAGTTTGCTACTTTTCTTGATTTAATATCTGAAGGAGAAATAGAGGGGTTTGCAACTGCGTCTAAAGAAGGTAGAACACAAGGAACAACTGCATATAATAACGCTGCATTAAAAGATGTTTTTCTTAACGAAACACCTGTTTTAGAAGCTTCTGCTGATTCTGCTAATGCAACTACTGCTGATTTTAATTTTCAAGATGTTGTATTTAATCCTAGGTTCGGTACGGCAGATCAAGCAAAAGTTGATGGAATAGAAAGTAGTTCTTCTGTAACAACAGTAGGTGTTATTGTTACAAATTCAACCCCTGTAACCAGACAAATAACAAATACAAATGTAGATAGAATAAATGTTTTAATTACTGTTCCTCAATTACAGTTAGCAACAGATAAAGGGGACATATTAGGCTCAGAAATACAATATAAAATTTCTGTACAATATAATTCTGGTGGTTTTACAGACATAATTACTGATACTATCTCAGGTAGAACTGCTGATGCCTACCAAAGGGATTATGGAATAAATCTTACTGGTGATTTTCCTGTAGATATTAGGGTCACAAGAATTACAGCAGATAGTACTAATTCTTTTTTGCAAGATGAATTTCAATGGACAAGTTTTAGCGAAATAATTGATGATGCTAATAAATATCCAAATAGTGCTTATAGTGCTTTGCGTTTAGATTCTGTTCAATTTAATGCAGCACCATCTAGAAAATTCCGTATCCGTGGAATAAAAATAAGGATTCCAGGTGCAGGTGCTAGCGGATCAGGCACACCACAAGTTGATTTGCAGACAGGAAGAATAATTTATCCTGATGGTTATATTTTTAATGGTGTTATGGGTGCTGCGGTTTGGTGTTCATGCCCTGCAATGGTTTTACTAGATTTACTTACAGATACTAGGTATGGTTTTGGAGATCATATTACAGATAGTTCATTAGATTTATTTTCTTTTGTAACTGCTAGTAAATATGCAAATACGCTTGTAGATGATGGTTTAGGTGGGCAAGAAGCAAGATTTAGTTGCAATGTAAATATACAAAGTCCAGGTGAGGCTTTTAATTTAATAAATGAGTTGTCAGGTGTAATGCGTTGTATGCCGATATGGTCTGCTGGATCAATAAGTATTACTCAAGATAAACCTACTGATCCAAGTTATTTATTTACCCTATCAAATGTAACTGAAGAGGGTTTTTCATATTCTGGTAGTAGTCTAAAAACTAGACATAGTGTAGTATCTGTTTCCTATTTTAATATGGATAGTCAGGAAGTAGATTTTGAAGTAGTAGAAGATGCAACTGCAATATCAAAGTTTGGAACTATTGTTAAACAAGTAAAAGCATTTGCCTGTACATCTAGAGGTCAAGCACAAAGATTAGGTAAGGCAATATTATTTGCTGAACAAAATGAATCAGAAATAGTTGTATTCTCTACATCTATCGATTCTGGTGCGGTTGTAAGACCAGGTGCAATTATACAAATACAAGATCCAGTAAGAGCAGGTATAAGAAGAGGTGGAAGATTATCTGCTGTTAGTTCTACAACTGTTGTCACTGTTGATGATACCTCTGCAACTGATTTGGCTGTAGATGCTAGTGGTAATCCTGTTGGTAATGCAACTTTAGCCGTAATTTTACCTGATGGCACATTTGAAAGCCGTACAATCTCAAGTGTCTCAAATGGAGTAATAACAGTTAGTTCTGCTTTTTCTCAAGCACCTAATGTAAATGCAAATTTTCTTATATCTAATACGACTACTCAATCACAGTTATTTAGAGTAATAACAGTGGAAGAACAGGATGGTATAAATTATGCTATTACTGCCTTGTCTTATGTTGAGGGTAAATATGCCTTTATTGAAGATGGAGAAGCATTACCAGCTAGAAACATAACTAATTTAGGTGCGCTTGCTGATCCTCCTAGTGGTTTAAGTGCTGCTGAAAAGATATTTCCTATTAACAACCAAGCTGTATCAAAAATTGTTGTTAGCTGGCAAACAGTTGTTGGTGTAACTCAATATCAAGTTAATTATAGATTTGGTAATGATAATGTCATAACTGAAAGAGTTACAAGACCTGATTTTGAAATAATGAACAGTAGATTAGGAACCTATACCATACAGGTTTTTTCTTATAATATTTTTGAACAATTATCAGCAACTTCTACTGATATAACTTTTGAAGCTGTTGGTAAAACAGCAGTGCCACAAGACGTTACTAACTTAAGAATTGAGCCAATATCAGATCAATTTGTAAGACTTAGATTTGATAAGGCAACAGATATTGATGTAATTCATGGTGGAAACGTGGTGATCCGTAGCTCTAACCTCACAAGTGGGGTTACTTTTACTAATGCTGTTGATGTATTACCAGCTTTAAGTGGAAACGTAAATGAAACAATCGTACCGAATATTGTAAATGGCACATATATTTTAAAATTTAAAGACGATGGGGGGCGTTTAAGTTCTGGTGAGGCAAAAGTTGTAATGCTTCAAACAGTTCCGAATGCTTTACCAAAACTTACAGTTTTAGAAGATAGAGAAGATACTGATTCACCACCTTTTGCTGGTGTTAAAGATGATTGTTTTTATAGTAGTGAAGTAAATGGACTTGTCTTAGGATCACAAGTAAAACTTGATTCCGTAACAGATTTTGATGCGATTGCTGACTTTGATTTCTTGGGTAATGTAGATTCTGAAACTGGTGGTCAATATAGTTTTGCTAATACTTTGGATTTAGGTGGCAAACAACCTTTGAGATTACGTAGGCATTTTGTAACGCAAGGTTTTTATCCTAATGATCTGATTGATAAAAGAACTGCAAATATAGATACTTGGACAGATTTTGATGGAGCTACCGCATTTGATGTCGGTGCTTCTTTACTTGTAGCCACTACAGATTTAGACCCTGATTTATCGGTTTCAGCCACATACGGACAGAGTGCCACTACTATAACTATCACAAAAAGTTCGCATGGATATTCTGTTGGTGATTTTGTTGTAATAGATTTTGCTGCTGGTGGTGCTACTGATGGGAACTATCAAATAATTTCTGTGCCTAGTTCATCAACATTTACTGTGACTTCAGCTACAAGTGCAACAATATCAAGCGGAACATCATGTACATATGGAGCAAACTTTAGTCAATTTAATCCATTTGTTAATGGAACATATGTTGCAAGAGGATATAAATTTAGGGCAGATTTAGAATCAAGCGACCCAGCACAATCAATAGAAATAGATCAGCTAGGATATACAGCAGAATTAGAAAGCAGAACAGAAACAAGTCTTGGCAATGCAGGGGCATCTACTGGTGGTTTTATTGCATCAGGCACTTCCACAAAATCTGTTACCTTCACAAATAGTTTCTTTACAGGTCAATCAGGCACTAGCATTGCAGCCAATTCCGTATTGCCATCAATCGGTATAACAATAGAAAATGCACAGTCAGGTGATTTCTTTGCATTATCATCTATCAGTTCGACAGGATTTGATATAGATGTAAAAAATGGCTCAAGTCATGTAGATAGGGAATTTAAATATACTGCTACAGGTTTCGGGCGTGGTAGTTAAAAAAACTAGATTAGGATATACTTAAATAAAAAATTGGATTAGGTAATGGCTACTCACGATTATGTTATAGATAACTCAACAGGAGCAAATGTTCGTAGTGATTTAAATAGCGTATTACAAGCAATATTATCTAATAACAGTAATTCTTCTGCACCTTCTACTACAGCAGCATATATGTGGTGGGCTGATACCACAAACGGTGTTCTTAAGATAAGAAACTCAGCAAATAACGCATGGGTAGAACTTTTACAATTAGATGGCACGTTAACCCTTGAAGATGGGTCTGTTTCTGCACCAGCATTAGCGTTTAGAGATGATTTAAACACAGGTATTTTTAGTTCTGCTGCTGATACTTTTAATATTGCCACTGCTGGTGTTGAAAGAATGGAATTAGGAGCTACAACAATATTTAATGAAGATGGGGCAGATGTAGATTTTAGAATTGAAGGTGATACAGAAGCAAATTTATTTTATGTAGATGCTGGTAATGATCGGATTGGTATAGGTACATCAAGTCCAGACAGTATCCTTCATTTGGTTGGTACTGGTAGTGACGCAGCTACGAGAATATCCATTAAAGATGGTAGTGGTATAGCTAATTTACTTGGAAGAAATGGAAATTTAGCCTTTCAATCTGATACCGATAATGCAATAAGTGGATCATTAATAAGTTTTGCGATTGATGGCACAGAACGTATTCGTATAGATTCGTCTGGGAGGTTGCTTTTAGGAACTACTACTGAAGGTTATTCTGGAGCAGATGATTTAACAATCAGTACATCTGGTGATACAGGGCTGTCAATTCGTTCTGGAACAACAAATCAAGGAACGATTGCATTTTCAGATGGTACTAGTGGGGCTGACGAATATAGAGGTTATGTTCAGTACTTACATAATGGAAATGCCCTTTTACTTGGAACAGACGCTACAGAACGCATGCGTATAGATTCGTCTGGAAAAGTGGGAATTGGAACTTCAAGTCCTGACCAGAAACTTCACATTTACCATGCTACAGACAACGGATTACTGCATTTAGAATCAGGTGACTCTCAAGCTCGAATCAAGTTAAAAGATAACGCAGGTGAGACACATATTGGAGCCGTAGGTAACGATACAGTCTTTTGGCAAACCAGTTCCCTTACTCAAAGTTTTAAAATTAGTGGAACAAATGGTCGTTTAGAGAGAGGCTTTAGTGGTGGTGGTAGTACTGATGATGACGCTATGTGGTTTGTTGATAATGACTCTACTTCTGGAACTTATATTAGGTTCTGGCAAACTGTTGGTGGTGCTCATCAAATAGGATCAATTTCGCATGGTACAAGTTCAACCTCTTACAATACAAGTTCTGATTATAGATTAAAAGAAAATGTAGTTGCAATATTTGATGGAATTACAAGATTAAAAACATTAAAACCATCTAGATTTAATTTTAAAAATGATACAGATACAACAGTTGATGGATTTTTAGCACATGAAGTAACAGCAGTACCAGAGGCTATAACAGGAACAAAAGATGAAGTTGATTCTGACAATAATCCTGTTTATCAAGGGATAGATCAAAGTAAAATCGTTCCTCTTTTGACTGCTGCATTACAGGAAGCAATAGCAAAAATAGAGGTGTTGGAAACCAAAGTTGCAGCATTAGAAGCAGCTTAGTAAAATTGGTTAACTTAAATACAAATTATGGCAACTCCACAGGAACTATACGAAGAAACAAAAACACGTCTTGATCTGAATATTGCAAAATTACAAATGCTTCAAAAAGATATACAAGAAAAGCAAGCAGAAGCACAACAGTTAATGCAACCAATAATGGAAGATCAAGGTGCATTAAAACAGTTAGAAAAACTTAGTGATGTTGTTCAACCTGTAGAATCAAAGTAAAATTAAATAAACACTTTTTTATTATGGCTGTTACTTGGAATGTTGTTTCTTTAGATGCAACAAAAACTGTCGGTTCTTTAGCTGATGTAGTAACTACTGTTCACTGGACTGCTAGTGATTCAGAAACTGTCGGAAGTGGCGATTCTGCTGTAGTACATAGTGGCTCTTCTTACGGTTCTGTAGGTCTTGCTGCTGCTGATTCTGGATCGTTTACTGCATACAAAGACATTACAAAAAATAATGCTATTGCATGGGCAAAAGCTGTAATTGGTTCTGATCAGGTAACAGCTATTGAAACAAGTATTGCTGCACAGATAACAGAATCTAAAACACCTACTAAGACTTCTGGTGTACCTTGGTAGATAGTACAGACAATCCTACATAAAGTGGTGCTAATGCACAGATTCCACAGAAAGTTATAATAGTCACAGGTACTAATGCTTTTGCAAAGGCTTCTTTTATCATGTTTCAAAAAATTGCTAATGTTTTAAGTATTGTCTCATTTGTAATGG